GCCGCCTTTCGGCGGCTACTATACCGGCAAATATGGCCGGGTACGCAACAGCTTTTGCGAAGCAAAAATGCTGAACAGGCAACTGCCACCGTTCGTAAAATCATCTCGTCGGGAGGCAGCCTTTGTAGTTATCATCTACTGAGTTCGTGGCTACGGTTTCGTTCGGGTTGGTGCGGCTCTTTCAAAAACATATTCACGTTCTGCCGAGCCATTTTAAAAGCAACGGCCTCATCGCGAATTTTTCTGTAGCCGTTGTAAAGTTTGCGTTTCTCTGTGTCCAACTTGGCGTATTCTTCTTTGAGGGAATGTATCGTGGGTATCTTTTTATCCTTGCCATAACCATGCTCGTTAAAATAGTTTTTCGCCGCTTGGCAGAGGGTAATATCAGCGCGGCAGGCTTCGTAATAACCATCTGCGGGATGGGCGGCGTTTCTGAATTTTTCCCACTTCGTTTGAGTGTACTTTTTCAACCGTATGTACTCGTTGTAGGTGTCCTTGGTTTTGTTATATGTACCGATGTTCCTTTGCAGTTCCGATATTTCTTTTTGCCGCGCTTCGATTTCCTTTATGCGGGTTGACCTGCCCCCATGCTCCTTATCCAAGGTTTGGATTTTTTCGCTCAGTTCTTCATAGGTTCCTATGCCGCTATCCTGCAAAAAGATAAGCGTCTTAGCCATTTCTTTTAAGTTGTAAATAGTAGCAAAATGTTCAAATCCGGGACTGCACGCCTGTTGTAATTTTGCTTCAATGTCGATTAGTAACTTAGGTACTCTGGTGGCCGGGATTGGCATTACAAGGGCTGTTACTTTTTGCTTGGGCTGCACAATACGTTTACCCAGAATCCTCTCCCTGATTGCTTCCTCTGAATAATCATCACCGAGGGATTTTAACCGGGCGAACCGGGCGGCATCGGGGATTTTTATAGAAAGATGTTTTCCCCGCTTAACCTCACAGCTGTAACCCACCCACAACACAGTCAAAAAACTTTCATATGAAAAAAACCGAAAAAACCCGCAAAACCTAGAAAAATACATAGGTTGACGGGTTCTTAGTTCCGTGGTTTGACATTCTTTAGTGAGGATGGTTTTTTAAAAAAACGCCGATTGAAGCGCATAGTTAAAGAGTTAAAGAAATGGTCTTTAACTTCTTTAACTAATCTTTAACTACCGCTAAACATGGGCTTTACAGAGTTTAACTCCGTTACAAACAACCGCTTTTTATGCCCTAAATACTGGAAATGATTAAGGAAGTAGGATTAAGGAAGTAGCCTTTTACTTCCTTAATCGAAAAACCCTGATTACAAGCGGTGTTGAAGGCTGTTTAAAAATTGTTTTAACAAACAGCACATTAACGGCAATCTGCCCCAAAAGATTAGAAAACTAACTTTTTGGTCTGAAAAAAAGCACTTTGCCGACTGGCCAAAAATCATCATAGGGCGTTATCTCGATGGGTTCATATTTGGTGTTTAACGAAACTAAATATGACTTCCGCTCCGAGTGGTCGTCCAAAACCTTTTTACAGTAACCTTCTCCATTTAATATGAAGATACCTATCTGCTCATTGGGTACATAACAGCATTGTTTAACAAAGACGATACTGTTATCCTTTATCTTGGGTTCCATGCTGTCGCCGGATATCCTTACGCCAAAATCCGTGCCGTAAGGAACTTCTTCTTCATTAAACTCCATAGGCGTGTATGTCTCATTATCGGAGAGAAAGTTTCCCGAACCGGCGGAGCTTGGCGAATCGTACACCGGTATTGTTACCATGATCGGCTCTGCCGGCATGGCTTCCGGCTGATGCCTTTTCTTGGATTTTGAAGCTTTGAAGCGTTCCTTTTTTTCTTTGCCTAAGATTTCTGCTGAGTAGTTTATTACGCTCCATTTCCCGTATTTACTTAATTGCTTTATATTATCTATCAATAGATTAGTTTCATCAACAAACTCGTAGTCATCTGACTTGGCTTCTGAAGGATCTTTGCCAAACAAAAGCCAATCGGCAGATATATTGAAAAAATTGCATATTTGCAAAATAATTGTAGATGACGGATTGATTTCATTCTTTTCTATCCTACTTATATTGCTACTGGATATGCCTATTTTCTCAGCAATTTCAGACTGTTTTAAGCCAGTTTGCTTTCTTAAATATAGTAATCTTTCGCCCATAGTGTTCATTTAAGAAAGACCTCCTAAAATATTTGAATATATGCAAATTATCTATTGACAAATTGCATATAAGGGATTAGACTATCATCAGGGTTATTTTTATAACTAAAGTGTACCACATCCCATCAAAAAAAACACCTATGAAATAAAAATCCTATCTAAAAGTATTAATGCGCTCCCGTCCAATCGGCGCAAGATACAAAAACCACTATAAGAGTTCGTAGGAGAAAGGATGATTTAATGAACAATTTACAATTATTTAACCACGAAGAGTTTGGACAAGTCCGCACCATGGACGTTAACGGAAAGATACATTTTGCAGCAATAGATATTGCCAGAGCTTTAGGGTATCAAAATACCCGGGATGCAATAATTAGACATTGCAAGGGAGTCGTGAAACACGACGGGGTCTCCTCAACCACAAACCAACACGGCACAACAACTAATCAGCAGGTAGAAATGAACATAATCCCCGAAGGCGACGTCTACCGTCTGATAGTACACTCTAAATTACCTGCCGCACAAAAATTTGAAACCTGGCTCTTTGACGAGGTACTCCCCGCCATCCGCAAAACCGGCGGCTACGTATCCGGCAATGAAACCGACTACATAATAAAATCCATAACAACGGCAGTTATGGAGCAACTCCCGGCAATGGTGGCAATGTCCGTCAGCCAGGCGTTAAACGCAGTTTTAACCGAAGTTAAACCAAGCACCAAGCAGCCGCTGCTTAACCTGCTTAACCCTTCAAAAGCCCCAAAATTACTGACAAGCGAGAACATAGAAGAAACAGAATTATGGGAATCACTTTTAATACAGTGGCGCAATTTCAGGAAGACCAGAAAGTATAAATCGGAAGCCGACAAGAGTTTCATCGCCCTTTGCCGGGAAAGGTACCCGGAGTTAAATATAGGCCGCAGAACCTTATACCGCAAATGGAGAGCCTATGAAAAAGACGGCAGAGCCGGGCTGGTTGACATGCGGGGCAGACACGGCAACCACAGAAGAAAGGTTGTCGTCACCGTAGAGATTGAGGATGCGCCGGAATTAAAAAAGGCTGATAATGAAGCTTAGACATATAATGACCGTAATCCCAGTGGCTATATCTATCGCCGTTACCCCGTCCTGCATCAATGCGGCGTATCAGTTCAGGGGATACCGGGCGGTCGGCGGTGAATATTTAATAATTCCATTAGGTCTACTGGCGGTATACTTTATCATCGTGATTGCTAAATTCACGGATTACATAAAAAAAGACCAAGGTCGGAAGGTGAAATAGGAGCGGGATTATGAGCGGGAAGAAAAGGAAGAAGCGAGAACTCACGCCATTCGGAAAAGCTGTTAAGAAGAAATTGATAGATATGGGGATGACGCAAGGTCAGCTGGAAAAAGAGATAGGCGCACCGTTTAACTATGTTACGCAGATGCTCTACGGCGAGAAATTAGGGCTAAAATACATACCGAAAATAGCTGAGGTTTTAGGTATCGACATATCAAAATGGGTGTCTTAAAGGAGGTGGAGCGGTGGAGGTATATCTTACGGTCAAAGAAGTGGCTGAATTAAAGAATTGCAGTGCGCGTTATATTCGGATGATGATTGATGAGGGCAAAATAAAAGCGGAACAAATCCGGCGTGAGGTTCAAGGCCCCGGGCGCGGCGGCATCCAATACCGCATACCGCTCACATCCCTTGACGAAAAACTCAAGCTGAAACACAAACGTCTCCAGCGTAAAAAAGAGGATACCCCAAGAAAGGATATTATCCCGCCGGAAGAGGTCAAATATGACAGCGAAGTGTTAAGCAAATCTGAGCGCAGCGAGATAGACAGATGGAATCAGATAATAAGCGAATGGCGTAAATTCCGCAATTCCAGCAGCTTGTCAAAGGAAGAAGCGGACGAGGAATTTATCCGCCTTCAAAAAATATCATACCCCGGTATCTTGCTTAACCGCCGAACCCTCTACCGCAAATGGAAGGCGTTAAACAGCACGGGGGAGCAATCCCTATTAGACAGAAGGGGCAAGCACGGCAATCACAACAAGAAACTAACAGACTATGTTTGGGATATCTTTGAACATTTCTACCTTGATGAAACCCAGAAGAGCGTTACCCTATGCGTATTGCTGACCCAATTAGAGCTAGAAGCTCAGGTTAAAGAAAAGACAATTGACGAATTGCCGGAGATGCCAAAGGAAGGGGCGTTCCTCAAAAAGATTAAGGATATCCCCATACCCTGCGTAGAGTATTTCCGGCACGGCGAAAAGAGTTATATCAGCAAATGCGAACCCTACATAAAAAGAATGTATGATGATTTAGAGCCTAATGACATATGGGTAGCGGACAACCATACCTTTGATGTGATAGTAAGTGACGGCGGTAAGAATCTAAGACTGTATCTAACGGCGTTCATGGACGTTAGAACCCGCAAGATGATGGGATGGTGCGTAACACCTAAGCCCTGCTCCGATGCTACAATCTACGCACTGAGAAAGGGCGTTGAAAAATTCGGGATACCGAAAATGATTTACACGGATAACGGGCGGGAGTTTCTCTTCCATGACTTCGGCGGCAACGGTTTCAGAAAAAAGAAGCAAAGTAATCCCGGCGACACTTGTGAATCCGCGCTTGATGCCAATGGTTCTAACCATCCGACAATCCTAAAGAATCTTGGAATCAGCTTCCGAACGGCTCTGCCCAAAAACGCAAGAGCCAAGGGCGTTGAAAGAGCCTTCGGCACCCTTGCGAATAATTTCTCCAAGCTTTTTGAAGCATATACAGGCGGAAATGTTACCAAGAAGCCCGATCGGTTAAAAGAGGTTGTTAAAGATTCAAGTAAGTTAAAAACAGTCCGGGAGTTTTCCGGCTTCGCCGACACATGGATAGCCGGATGGTACAACAAACAGCCCCATTCAGGGGAGGGTATGTACGGACGCTCACCTGATGAAACCTATGCCGAAATGCTTGTCGAGCAAAGAATCGCCACTGAGACCCAGTTAAATCTTATGTTCATGCGCTGGACTAAGCCGATGAAGGTGGGCAAGAACGGAATTACTCTTACCTTCTACGATGAGAAACTGCAATACTTTGACCATGACTTATGGATAAACTACTTTGGTAAAGAGGTCTATGTGAGATACTCCCCCGATGATTTAGAAGAAGTCAGGGTATATGATATTAACGAGCGTTTCATTTGCACAGCTAAACTTAAAGAGGGATTATCCTTCCACGCATCCAAGGATGAAATTGCGGAACGCTCCCGCCAGAACCGCAGAGCTACCAAGGCGGTCAAGGAATTTAAGAAGGCAAAAGATATTAAGAGCCGTAACGAGCTTGAGCTTTTATTAGATAAAGCGGCGCAGAATCTTTCCGATGAGGATAAGATAAGAGCCGAGGTATTAATCCCTGTTTTTAACAATGAACTAACGGGAAATATAGCGGTAGGTCAAGCCGCGGCTTTTGACGAGGACAGATGGACTGCCGCATTAGAAAATTATGGAAATCAAAGGAGATGAACATGGAAAATACAGGTATTGAAGCAGCCGTTGAAACAGCCATTGAAACATTAAATGACTATATGGCCGCCAGCGATAAGAGCCAGGCAGTCATTGCTAAAGAATTAGATATATCGGAAAGTGCGTTAAGTCAGTTTTTAAAGGGTAAATACAAGACGCCCCATACAATCACTCCAAAGATAGAACAGCTTCTGAAGATAAGCGAACAGAGGCTGGCGACTCCCAAGGAACCGCCATTTAAAATGACGTCTATCAGCCAGTCTGTAATTAACATTATAAGATATTGCCACTTGCAGGGTAAGATAGGCGTAGCATACGGAGCCGCAGGGATTGGTAAGACAAAGGCTTGCGAAGAGTACGTCAAGAAAAATCCCGAAGCCGTAATGATTACTACGGCTCCTTGCTATGCCACTATGACGGGTGTAAATGAATTGCTTGCCGAGGAGCTGAAAATCAAAGAAAGGATATCCCGGCGTATCTTCAGTGAAGTCGTCAATAAGTTAAAGGGCAGTAACCGGGTTATTATCATTGATGAAGCGCAGCATCTGACCGTAAGAGTGATTAATCACTTACGTTCAATAATGGATGCCTCAGGGGTTGGCATAGCCTTTATAGGCAACGAAGAAATTTATCTCAAAATGCGCGGAGCCGGACAGGCCGCCTATGCCCAATTATTCAGCCGGATCGGTGATAAAAAGTTCTTACTCACAACGGATATTAAGTTATCGGATGTTGAGCTTGTATTTGAAGATGCGAATCTTGAATCCAAGGCTCTTGATATACTTCACCGGATAAGCAAAACCAATTACGGGCTAAGGGGAGCCGTCAACGTCTTTGTGAATACGATAATAGGCTTCCAGCTTAAAGACTATGGGGATATCACGTCAGATAGGATAGGGACGATGGCGGGGAAAATGGGCATAATGCCAAAGAGTGAATAAAACTAAAAAAACAAATAAGGGGGAAATAAATAATGGATAAATTGCAGGGTAAAAATGGTAATAACAAGGATATGGTTATGCTTATTGGGTTATACGTATGTAACAGTTTCGGAATGCGCTTTGCTGCTGGGGCTTTCTTGCTCGACTGTATATCAGATGCTCAATGAGGGCAGATTTCAGGGGATTCAGGGTTAACCGTTCTTGGAGAATCCCCATAACTGATCACGTTGCAAAGAACAGATACCTTAATTAGTAGCGGGGTTCTAATGCTGTCAGAATCTTTCAAAAGATACTCTGAGAATCAAAAGGAGATTATAAGCGGATTCTTCAATAAGCTTGCAATAACCGTTAATAAGACCGGTAGAATTTCAGAGGGTAAAAAACTGAGAATTATTAAATCATGGGATGATTACCCGGCGGATGTAGTTATATCTGCGTTAGAGGTATATATGAAAATGGATATACCCGTATCCGGTAACGGCAGGGGGAAGAATGAGAAGTATGTATTAGGAATTATGAAAAATAAGAAAGAACAGCGGGATTGGGGGAAAGCCGGATGCAAGGTATGGCGGAAATACAACGGAGTATAGAGGGGATGAAGGCCGCCGTCTTAGCGGAATCATCCAAAGGGGGGCGGCCGGGGAGCAAGACCTTGACTGCGACTTCTATCCTGTACATTTGATGAGTGCGACGGCAGCGGGTATGTGCGGTACATGGATGAAGATAGCCGCGAATTTATTAGAAAACGTTGTAAATGCGAGGATTACCGCATCATGCAGAAGAGACTGAAATTCGCCAATATACCCGCCGAGTTTGCGGAGCTAACGGTTAAATCCTTTGATACTGAAATATATCAAGACGCCGCTAACCGTAACATGGCTCGTAACATAAAAAAGATTGCCATCCAGTACATAATGCAATTCAGCGACATGAAAGCAAAGGGCAAAGGCTTGTATTTATACGGCGAAGCAAAGGGCAGCGGCAAGACAAGACTTGCGGTGAGCATCGGAAACGCAATTATCACCAGGTATATGATTGCCGTTAAATTTATTACAACTTTAAACCTTCTGGAAGCGATTAAGAACACATGGGGGGATAAATCCGGCAAGCAAGGAGTCAATGATATGACCCAATCACAATTATTGGCCGAGATAAAAAATGTTGACGTGCTTATACTTGATGATTTGGGAACGGAGAAGCCTACGAGCTGGGTTAATGAAATATTCTACAATATTTTAAATGACCGGATGACGGCAAAAAAAATAACTGTCTTTACGTCCAACTGCAGAATTGAGGATTTACAGCATGACGGCAGGATTGTAAACAGAATACCCGATATTGCTATACCTATTATGTTTCCGGGGGAATCGGTAAGAACGATTATTGCACGGCGCGAGAATGAGGATATTTTGAATATGCTGTTAAAGGACTATTGAGAAAGCGGGGAATGGATATGGGTAAAAAAATAAGAACATCTGTTGAGGAGCTTAAATCATGGGATGAAGTAGACCGGGCATTGCGTGAAATCGGGGAATGTGAGATGGGCATTGAGGCTCTTGAAGCCGAAATGAACATTAAGATTAACGCTGCAAAGATTGAAGCCGAGAAGCTTGGTAAGTCCCTTAAAACGGCAATCACCGTCTTATCGGCGCAGGTTAAGTCATTTACGGAGGCGAATAAGGATGATTTAGACGGCAGGTCAAAGGATATGAACTTCGGTGCGGTGGGTTTCAGGCTCTCCAGCAGAATTACATACAGCCCTTCAAAAACAGCTGAGATAATTAAGGCACTTAAAGACCATGAAATGACGGAGTATCATTATAAAAGAATCCGTTAACAAGGATACTGGGGCATTATTCAGATACGCGGATAGAAAAAATTGGAGCGAAACGCAGAACCGTAGCACTTCTACTATGAAACTGATTTAGCGAAGATAAAGGGGTGACGATAATGAGTAAAATAACACCGACAATTAAGAAAAATTTATGCTTTATCGAAAGAACGGGGTATTGATAACGATACTCTGCACGCTATAGTATATAAGTTAACAAAAAAAGACAGTTTAAAGGGGTTAACGATAGCCGAAGCCATCAAAGTGATAGACAGTCTGCAAGGAACCAAAAGGACGACAGAGGATGATGACGGAGAAGCAGCGCAAGTACATCTACGGGCTTATGGTACCTGGAATGGGTAACAGATGACGACACCCGATTTAGACCGATTAACAAGATTTATAAGGGAACGCCTCCATGTTGAACGATGAATGGGTAACAGTCAAGAAAGCATCCGATATTATCGAAGCGTTAAAAGCGATTAAATCAAGAATGTGCAGTTAGAGCGGGGTGAATTATGCTATATGATGAGTTGTTAAAGGAATTAGATATTAACGACTTGCCGGAACAATACAGATTGCTTGCCGCTAAAATCGGGCTTGATACTTTAATTGCTGTTTCTAAGGCCGTTGGGGGTACGCTAGTATGTTCCAATGACATTTGAATTGATAAAGTGTTTAATCTATAAAAAAATTATGGAAGAGTTTGAAGGGGATAACATCCAATCCCTTGCCATAAAATACGGGGTTTCTGAAAGCACTGTACGAAGAACCATTCAAGAGCAGATTATCAAGAAAAAAAGAGAACCCTATAAAGGTCAGCTCACGTTATGCTAGGAAATTCAAAAGAAATGTCAATGACACCGGAGATAATTGAGCGATGGTAACCTTTAAATGATATAATAAAATCAAATATCATTTAAAGCAATGCAAGGGGAGAAATATATGGATGTTGTTGGAACAATCGGGATGGTTATTTACTACATCATAGCACCAACTCTGCTGATAATTCTGTTTTTTTACTTTATTGGGCGGGATAAAAGAAGGGACAAGCAGCTTGAAGCGATAACAGCCGGATTTAAAGAGCGGGATCATCTTGCTTGCCGAGGGTAAGGCGCGAGGAGATTATGCGGCAGGAATCGGATAAGCGGGAACGGATTATGCGGCAAGAAGCGGATAAGCGGGAATGCGCATTAACATACCATTGAGGATCATTTGCACAATGGAGAAAATATCCGATGCTATGGGCGATATGAAAAACGCATTCATTAAGATGGAATGCAAGATAGAGAATATCGAAGGGAAAATAGAGAGGATGGGGCAAAATGGTTAGACCTGAGGAAATCATCAAGACTAAACTGCTTAGGGGCGAAATCATAAATAAACTCTATGATATGTACGGATCGGCCACACCTATAAGAGCAATCAATAAATTGCTGCGCTATAATTCTTATTACTCTGATACCGATGTCAGAAAAGCAGTGGAATATCTGCGGGGCGTCAGAAAGGAATTTATTGAGGTCATTCTTGATGAGAACGATTATTGGGCATCATTTGTACTTTTCCCCGGCAGGAGTTAATCTTGCCGAAGGGGATATAACGGATATGGGGGTGTTTCTGAATGAGCAGCCTGACTGATGCTCTAAAGCGTCAAATATTACGGGGATGTACTGGAGATATAAAGCGGCGGACGGGGCGGATACTAAGCTGATAGAAGTCTCGTTAAGAAGATACGGGTATTGTTATTCCGAAGAGGAAATTTCAGACGCTTGCATATATCTTAAAGACAAGGGGTTAATCCAAACCAAAAAAGTTGAAAATACCGCGCTTAAAATTAACCGGGCAATCGCTAGTCTAACTCCCCTTGGAATTGACGTATTGGAAGGGACGACAACTATCGAAGGGATTGTTGTAATGCCTAAGAACCGCAGTCATGGAAAGATTGACGCCTTGCCGATTGATGTTAAAAAAGAAGTAGAGGAAAAACTTTTAACCGGTAGTACATATGAGGAAATATCAAATGATTTAAAGGAGCAAGGTTACGATGTAAGCCTTTCATCCGCTTGGCGGTACGGTCAGGGATTTTTGGAAAAGTTTGAAGCGGTGCGTATCGCCAAGGAGTTTGCCCGGTTGCTTGCGGAGGATAACTCCGAGCGGCCAACAACTGAGCTTCACGAAGCGAACAACGCCTTAATCAGCCAAATAATTATGCAGGCATTGGTTGACGAGGATATGAAAACGGATGAAAAGATTAAAGCGGCGAAGCAGATAGCGTTGTTACAACAGGCGCAGGTAGGCAATGAGAAACTTAAAATAGCGGCCAGAAAAGCATCAGGTGAAATCAATACCGCGTTTAACAAGCTGAAAACAAAAATATATGAACGGTTAGGGAATGACTACCCCGATATAGCCGAAACGATTATGCTGATTGCGGAAGAGGTTAAGCGGGAAAATGAAATTATGTAAAAAGCGATATAACGCGTTTTAAGGCTCTTAAAAAACTAGACCGTATAAAACCTCATCCGCAAATAGTTAAAGGAAAATGAAGCGAGTTAAAGGGGAGTTTAAGGCATATGCGACAGCCACCACTCAAATAATTTAATAGGGTTAAAGAATCTTTAGTTTAAGCTATTTGTTTTCTTGCATTATTTGGGAGTTGCGTAGTGCTTTGTAATAGATTTAACCGCTTTTCATTCTGTTAGGTATATGGATAGGTATAATATGGGCTAAATCCCAAATGTAAAATGTAAAGTGTAAAATGTTTTTTATTACGTTTTTTATCCGTAAGGTATAAATACCTTTGTGCGCCCATCGGCCACCCGACAAAAATGTAAAGGTGATTGAATATGAGTTGGAAACAAGAAGCCATAAGGCTTTTTTTTGAATCAGGTCAATCTATCGTCAGTATCTCCTCTGACTTGGGGAAAAGCCGCCAGACCGTTGGTGATTACCTAAAGCAGTGCGTAGGCTTTCATGAAGAAAAAGAGCGGCGTAAAGCTGAAAACACTATAGCCAGAAAGGTTTATAAGCGTGAGTGGGATAGCAATAACCGCCTAAGCCGAATACGAAACGACAGAGATAATCAGAATACGGCATATGAAGTAACGAGAAAGCATAAAGAGAGAGCATATTATCGCGGCCGGCATTTTAAGTTCTGAGAGATTTTAAAGTAGGGAGAATTTCCTTTGAGTGACTTTATAACCGGCTTTAAAGAATATATGAACAGGGATACTGCGGCACCGGAGCGGCACCGGAAAATTAAACGAGGACAGGAATCCTTCAGGGAATATGCCGTTTTGATTAACCCGTCTTTTTTTAAAAAAGAAAGAGAATATCAAGATGCCCTATGCAACACATTTCAGGAATTTTATGAGGGTAAACTCATTAATCCCGAAACGCTCGAGCCATACGATATACTGATTATTAACCTTCCTCCGGGTTTTGGTAAGTCATACACAATCGGTATTTATCACTTGGGCATATGGTAAGAATAATAAGAATCAAGCCATTACGGTCTCTTACAATCAAACCCTGTCTATCCAGTACAAAGATTGTCAGGGATTTAATAAACGATGAGGAAATACCGGGGGATGATGATTACTTTACAGTCCGCTCCTTTTTCCCGGATATAAAAATCAAGTTCGGCGATGGTGCCATGGAACGGTGGAGCCTTGAAGGTTATTACAACTCTTATCTTGCTACCTCGTTTGAAGGCTCCATTACCGGAATGAGGGGTTCCATCGGAGCCATTGACGATGCAATTAAGAGTGCAAGCGAGGCAGTGAACGAACGCATTAAAGAAAATCACTGGAATTTTTATAAAAACACTTTCAGTTCGCGTATTCTTGGCGGCGGTAAGCAGATAATCATACAGACCCGCTGGGCTTCGGACGACTTAACCGGCAGATTGCTTAATGAATTCCCAGACAGATGTTACCTGCTGAGTATGAAAGCCCTTGATGAAAACGGATTAAGTATATGCGAAGATTTATATTCTACAAAAGATTTATTATTAAAAAGAGCGACACTAGACGAAAGTTTCTGGCTTGCCAATTATATGCAAACCCCCATTGATATTCAAGGAGCGTTATACGGCGTATTTAAAACCTATGATGCGATAGATTCCGACAGATTCGAGCGCATTATAAACTACACCGACACCGCCGATGAGGGGCGCGACTATTTAGCGTCATTTTCAGGGGGCGTCATTGACGACTACATATACATTACGGATATTTACTACACCGATGAGCCAATGGAAGTCACCGAACCGGAACTTGCAAGACGGTTAAAATTAAACGGGGTTAAGGAATGTATAATTGAGTCGAACAATGGCGGCAGGGATTGCGCGTAATATAATCCGCAAGTTAAAAGAGATTAAAGCAAAGAAATGTAATGTTACATGGTTCAATCAATCCAAAAATAAACGGACACGCATACTGGTAAACGCTTCGAGTGTCAGCGATAAAATAATCATGCCCAAGAAATGGGAGATAGTATCCCGCTGTATATAAGGCGTTGACGATGTATCAGCGCAAGGGAAAAAACGAGCATGACGATGCGCCGGACGCTATAACAGGTCTTTACGAGTTTGCCATAGGAGAGGTTAAAGGCAGGAAGAAAGCCAGGGTTGGCAAGAGAAGTGACATACCCGGGATTTAAAGGAGATTCTATGTTTAAATACAGCAAAGACACAGTATTAAATAAAAAAAACCTAACGAAAATAATACAATCTTTCAAGCAAACCGAGGTATTACGGTTTGAAAAACTCGTAGTATTATATGTCTAAAAACTCCATTTTAACCCGGGTTATCGGCAACAACAAGCCTAACAATAAACTTGTTCACGGTTTTGCCCGGTATATCACAAATATGGCTGTGGGCTATTTCATGGGCAGGGGCGTTAGATACGAAACCGAGGACGCAGATTTTAAGGTTGAACTTGACAGAATATTAGACAGGAATTACACCAGAAAAACAAACTTTGAAGTATCAAAGGAAGCCGGCAAAAAAGGCATAGCCTTTGAGCTTCTGTACATAGATGAAGATGGCGGGTTACGTACCAGAAAGTTTTCAGCCGAAGATATTATTCCTATTTATTCACAAAGCGTCGGGGAATTTCTTGAATGCGCCATAAGGATATGGACGGTGAAAGATATTGACGGCAATTCGGTGGAATACGCCGATGTTTATACAGACAAAGAAATATGGAGTTATAAGAGAGAGCAGGGGGAATATACATATAATTTAATCGGGAACGTACTCCATAAGTTAGGCGATATACCAATCATTGTATATTGGAACAATGAAGAACAATCCGGCGATTATGAAAATGTAATCTCCCTGATAGACGCATACGATAAAGCCCAGTCGGACACCGCCAATGACTTTGAATACTTTACCGATGCTTACCTTGTTATTTCAGGGATTAGGCGGTCTTGACGATGAAGACGATGAAATTTCTCCGGTGCAGAAACTGAAACGGGAGCGGATACTGTATTTTGATGAAAAAGGGCAAGCCGAATGGTTGATTAAAACAATAAACGATGCGGCTCAGGAAAATTTCAAGAACAGGCTCTATGATAACATTTTCTTTCTGTCGCAGGTTCCGGCTCTTTCGGATAAGAGCTTTTCATCAAACTTAACGGGGGTATCAATAAAGTACAAGCTATTAGGGCTTGACGAACTTTTCGTTATGAAAGAAAATGGGTTTGTATCGGCTCAGAAGAAGAAAATCAGGATAATAACAGAGTATTTAAACACCATGCTAAATAAGAAATATGATGCCGATACCGTAACAATTAAACTTGAACGTAATTTTATTGAAAATCTCACCGAAAACATTCAGAACGCCGCATCATTGGAAGGAGTGACCAGCAAGGAAACTCAATTAGGACTCCTGCCGTTTATACCTGATGTAAAAGAGGAACTGAAAAAAATAGAAGACGAAGAGTTTCAAAGGGAAAGGTTACCTAAAATCCCTGACGACTTGAATACAGACGGTGACGGGTAAAATATGGCAAGATATACAAAGGCGGCAAGGTACTGGCGCAATGCGGGAGTAAATGATGCAAGACGCCGCATCAACCTCACGGAAGATTTTATAAACAGAAAATTATCCGGATATTATAAAGACGCAAAAGCGGAAATGCTTGGTGAGATAGAGGATTTACGGGAAATACGCCAAGGAGACGGGGTTATCACTTGCCGGGGCGAGACGCAAGATTAAAGCGACCAAGTTTAAAAATATTGATTTTGAGACACTGTCAAAACAAGCTGCCGCAAGCGGCGACACCCATCTGCTTGACTTAATCAGCAGACTGTCGAAAAAGGGACAAATAACAAGAGGAGATGCTTAATCTTCAAATAGACGCAGCCCTGTCAAGGATGTATGACAAAGAGCAGATGAGTATTTATGAGTATTTGCTTTACCGATGATTATTACCGCAGCGTTTACAATGTTAATAAATATCTGGGAGTTAAAACAAACTTTGCGGTTATCAACGAGCCGGTTATAACCGGAGCCGTTACGGAAAAATGGGCTAAGAGAACATTCAATAGAGCCATTTGGGGACATAGGGAAACCCTCTCTAAAGATATCGAAAGCACTTTAACAAAGGGGTTAATCAAAGGGTCTGGTATTGATAAAGTATCCGCTGAGTTATCCAAACGCTGCGATGTGGGGTTTAGTAACGCCAAGAGGCTTGTGCGAACCGAAACAAGCCGGATACATAACCAAGCAACGCTTGACGCTTACGAAAATGAGGCGGGTATAGAAAAATATAAATTCTTGGCGGCTCTTGATTTTATCGTCTCCCGTATGCCAGGGACTTGACGGCCAGGTGTTTCCGGTGAAAACCAGGCATATCGGTATTAACGCCCCACCCATACCCCAATTGCCGTTCAACGGTAATCCCTGACGACACTGACGATGATTATATCGACCAGAGGATTGCAAAAGACGCTGACGGCAAGACATATTATGTACCCGGAAATATGTCATACTATGAGTGGTATGCCTCTTTACCGGAAGAACAGCGGTTTAAGATGGAAGGAACGCAAGAAGGCATAGCCTGTGCGCAGATAAGAAGCAGTATAAGAGTTATAATGACGCTTTTAAAAACAGTGTAGATACGGTTAATAATGAAAAGCTGAAAATGCCAAGGTCATTTGAGGAATTTCAGAAGCTGAAATATGAAAACCCTGATTGGGATAAGTATAAATCTGAATTTAGGGCGATAAACGCCGATGCGAACCAGTTTGAGGATTATAAACGGATTCTGGGGGATAGCAGACTTCCAAAATCTATTGATAAGTTTAGAGATTTAAAGTATAATGGTTTCGGCGATTATAAACTCCTAGAACGTGATTATACCAACGAAGTTAGGGCAGTAGCGTTTAGGAATCGCATTTCCGGCGATGACATTAACCTCGCTGTAAGACGTCAGAAGCAGCAGGATCATATTTTAGGAAGTTCGGAGTGGCATAGACGGGTAAGGCAATCCGCTGAGATAGGAGCGCCCCTTGAAGGGGCGTTCTATAGAGATGTTGACGTTCAAAAACTAATTACGGACAATGCGGGAAAGGGATTAATAAAATTTAGAGGAAATGATTATTATCCCAGAGAGTATTTTAATACCGATGGCATAGTAGGCATTGCATATGATAATAAAGCCAAGAGATACATAAAATCAAATAGAGTGGCAATTCATTATGGCGCAAAAGGAACCCACGCCTATCCTGTTATAGACTTGCAAGGGAGATGATAAAAATGGGAGGAAAACTGGAAAAAATTTATGACTTAACAAGCGAAGGTAAATATGCACATGTTAAGCACATAGACGGCTACGAGATTATATGCCGAGCAGATTGCAACGGCTGGGAAGAGGATAATACCCCTAACTTGCTGGTAAACTGCTTTAACTCCGATTTGGTTCAAATGAAACATGGCGAGATTCTGATAGATGCCGACATAATTTCAGTAGAAGAATACAAACAATAAAAGACAGGGTAATCTCCTAGTCTTTTTTTGATGCAAAAATAAGGAGGTTGTTATGAAATTTAAGCTAAGAAGATTCATGTCCGCTGCGGCTGATGGGGGTACCGGTGCAGCCGGAGCCGAATCAATAAACAATCCGGCGGCAAAGGAACCCGATGCCGGAGGTGGAGCCAATCCGGTACCTAAGGAGTCCGGTACTGACGGTGAAGCCAATCCGGTGCCTAAGGAGTCCGGTGCTGACGTTGAAGCCGATCCCCCCGATAAACCGGAAGCGGTAAGTATGGACGACATAAAGAAGCAGGTAAGCGACACATTCGCCGAAGAACTGAAAAAATCCAAGATGAGCGAAGTGGAGCTTAAGGAATTCGAACTCGAACAGAAACAGAAACAACTTGATACCAAGGAAAAGGAAATAGCGGCATGGGAGCATAAGGTAAACGCCAAGAAACTCCTGACAAAGATGGGGTTGTCGCCGGATGTAGCGGATGCGGTTCTTGGCAAGGACATGGAAGCCACCAAGCGGAACATCGACATATTCAAAGCCTGTCTTGACGGCGAGGTGCAAAGACAGGTAGCGGAAAGAATGAAGGGGAAAACGCCGGCGAGCGGCAGTGAAGGCACGGCAAGTGCAGTTGAAGAGGAGTTTAAAAGGATTAAACGGCGTAAATTGAACAGGAGGCGTAAATGAATTTTTTAGATTATGTAACCAACTTTCAGAACGAGCTTGACAAACAAGTCGTTCAAGGATGCACCAGCGGTTGGATGGAGCAAAACAGCGGTCAGGTTAAATATAATGGCGGCAATGAAATAAAAATTCCGAGTATGACCATGGACGGTCTTGGGGATTACGACCGGGACGAGGGTAGTGAAAGGTGCTGTTACCCTGAAATTTGAAACCCTGAAAATGACTCAAGACAGAGGGAGGACATTCTGGCTTGACAGCATGGATGTTGACGAAACCAACTTTATCGCTTCGGCGGGTGCGGTAATGGGAGAGTTTCAAAGGACGCAGGTAGTCCCTGAAATAGACGCCTATAGGTATTCAAAACTGGCGGCCGAATGTACGACTGAGAATACTTCGGAGGGATATACCCCTGTGGCAAGTACGATATTGGCGAAGCTAAAGGAAGATATATTCAAGATTCAAGATGTTGCCGGCGATGTTGCCCTTGTTATTTCAATGAGTATGTTTGCGGCTAAAATACTTTCGGACACCCCGGATATTCAAGAAACTTGATGTCACCGACTTCAAAAAAGGCGATATAACAACTAAGGTGAAATCAATTGACGAAATACCTATCCTTACGGTGCCGTCTAAACGGATGCAGACGGAGTTTATGTTTAAGACCGGAAAAGACGGACAGAAAGAGGGCGGTTTTGAGAAAACAGCGGCGGCGAAACAGATAAACTGGATTATTTGCGCAAGGAATGTCCCCATAGCTGTATCAAAGACCGATAAGCTGAGGATATTTGACCCGGATACACATCAGAAAGCGGACGCTTGGAAGATTGACTATCGAAAGTATCACGAGATTTGGGTAGCAAAATAAAAAAACGCTGCTTTGTGTTAATACGGGATAGGAGGGGCAAGATGGGTTTTACGCTAAAAAGGCTTAATGTTGTAAAAGAGGTTGACAGCGAGGCCGAAAGGGATAAGTTGTTAAGGGATGGTTATACGCTGAGTGAAGAGGATCAAGCCTAAAAATAAAAAGGATTGATTCTATGCAGCCTTATGAGGTTTCTTCTGATAAACTTAAAATTCTAAAGATATACTTAGGGCTTAATCAAGATCGATCAAGATACGGACGAGTTACTTAGATTAATGCTTTCTGATGCCGCTTGCGCAGTCCTTGACTATTGTCATATTAAAGAGCTAAACCATTCCCTTGAGACGGTAGTGGTGCAAATGGTGAAGCGTAGATTTAATGAGGATAACGAGGGCAATCTTTATAATATCAAAATGGGTGAGGTATCAATGTCCTACCATAAACCGATTAATTCCGGTAGCTTTTCGGATATGGAAAAGTCCGTTTTGAATACCCACAGGAGGTTTAGAGCCGGATGAAACAAGGGAAAGTAAAAGCAATTTTAGAAACAAAGCTCCTTCACAAATGCGATATCCTTACGCATCAAGCGGTTAAGAATAGTGCCATAACAAAATATGAGTTTACCGTTGCCCATAAAGATATTAAGTGTCAGTTATCGCAAAAAACATCTTACCCGGCAAGTGACAAAGGCGGCGTTAGCGTTTATCACAGCGAGGGCGTTCTAATTATTTGCGACAACGTTACGGTTACGCCGGGAAGTATGTTTGACGTTTATCTTGAGCTTGATAACGAACCCAAAAGATTTAAATGCGCTTCCGACCCGGTTATATATCCGACACATATGGAAATAGCGGTTATCAGGACAGGGAGGGCGTAATGGGCGGCTCTAAGGAACTGGAAAGGTTCCTGCTACAAATGAAACAGCTTGAAAAAAATGTACCGAAAATTATTAATGTTTGCATCCAGCGAGGGAGAGAAAATTCGGTATGATTAAAAAGCGTACAAATGCGGTTACCGGCAATTTACGCAATAACTTCCATTCTTACAGGGATAAAAATAACTCAGATGCCAAGAAAGTGACAGTAACAGTCGCAAATAACCTAGAATATCTCCTACGTTGAAAAAGGACATTGGCAGAGCGACAGATATGTTCCGGCAATCGGCAAGAAGATAAGAAAACGCTGGGTGCAGGGCAAGTTTATGATGCGGATAAGCGTAAGACTCTACAAGGATAACCTTATGCACGGCAGAATCAGTAAATTTATTGACAGAAAACAGGGAGTCTATTGATGATTAAAAATGAAACATCTGAAATAAGTGTAAAATGCTTTATTAACTCAATCGCCGAAAAACTGGATAACCTTTCCCGATTTTAGTATCCATGATGAAGATATCCCGCAAAACGGATACATACTGTTTTCATATCAGGCTGATTAATGAAAGGCAGAAGCGCGTTATAGGTAGAAGGTACAAGAGGGATTATGACTTTGATATATCATTCTTCCCGGAAAACGACAGTATAGAAAGTTTCTACAGATGGGAAGAAACCATCTTGTCATTTGATATGCTAACGGTCGGCAGCAGCGCATACCACATTAAGGATGTGGAAATATCAAACACAGACGGGATTTGGCACTTCACATTTGCCATCTCTTTTTTTGTGGTGGAGTTAGATGAATCGGTAAATGGGAGATTTAACACAATATTGGCGACTAAAAATATAGGGAGTGTTTAAAATGTCGAGTAACAATGGTAACGCATTGCCCGGGAAAATTTCATTTTCAAAGGAAAAAATACTGGGTATGGAGCGATATAGAAACCGAACAGACCTGCTCACCGTACTGCTGAAAGACGGCGAGTCATACGAGTTTGCAAAAGTGGACAAGATGATACGGGATTTTGAAAGGGGAGGTAAATAATGGCTCTTGGAGGCGGCACATTCCTTGTACAAAATAAAATCCTGCCCGGCGCATACATAAACTTTATAAGTGCGAAAGGCAAGTGCCACCCTGTCAGACAGAGGCTATGCCGCCATGCCGATAGAAATGGACTGGGGAGTGGACGGCGAAGTATTCAGGGTGGACGCCGGAGAATTCCAGAAAAATTCATTGAGGATACGGCTATGACTACACCCACGAAGCCATTAAGGGATAGAGACTTATTCAAGAACGCTAAAACGGTTTTCTTCTACAAGCTAAACACCGGGGGAGCAAAGGCAAAGAACGCTTTCGCAGACGCACTTTACACCGGAAGCAGGGGTAACGAACTGAAAACGGTAGTAGAGCCAAACGAGCGTTATACGGATGCATATCCGCTGTTTGATGTAAACTTACTTTGATAACGCCCTTGTAGATATGCAGACAGTCAGCGAGGCATCCGAACTAATTCCAAACCATTATGTTACGTTCAAGCCGGATGCCGCGTTAACCCTTACGGCAGGTACGCCTTTAGAGGACGGCTCTTCCGGTACGGTCACTAATCTTAACTATCAGATATTCCTTGATAAGATTGAGAGCCATACCTTCAATACCCTTGAGCCTATCGGATAACAATATTATAAAAGGGTTATTCGCAGCGTTCACAAAGCGGATGAGGGACGCAGTCGGAGCTAAGTTTCAATGTGTTTTGCATAATTACCCCAGAGCCGATTATGAAGGGGTAATATCCGTTAATCAACAAGTCGCCGGAACTTGTTTACTGGATTACCGGAGCGCATCGGGTGTAATGTAAACAGATCGCTGACCAACAAGGTATATAGCGGAGAATTTGATGTTGATGCGCACTATACGCAGCCGGAGCTTGATTGCGATAAAAGCCGGCGAGTTTGTATTCCATAATGTTGGCGGCAAAGTCAGGGTATACTGATATAAATACCTTTATCAGCATTACCGATACAAAGAGCAGCGACTTTGGGAGCAATCAGACAATCAGGGTAGGATCAGATCGGAAACGATATCGCCATACTGTTTAACAATAAATATCTTGGTGAAGTCCCGAATGATAATGCGGGGCGAATCAGCTTCTGGAACGATATTGTTAAACATCATAAAGAGCTTGAAAAAATACGCGCAATAGAAGATTTTGACCCTGATGCCGTAATTGTTGAACGCGGCGATACTAAGAAATCTGTTGCGGTAACTGACCTGGTAACCCCAACAAACGCAATGGAGCAACTATATGACAGTAATTGTATTTTAGTCTACTGAAAGGAGTCAAATGTGAACGGTAAAAATATAATGCACGCTAAAGACGCAATCAGTGCGACTCTGGCGGAATGCTTCGTAACCATACAAGGAAACCGCTATAACTTTATGCATCATAGACCTTGAGGCGCGCTTTAAGAAAAAGAAAACAAAGGTTCCCATCTTGGGCAAGACAGGCGGGGGTAACAAGGCGTCCGGCTGGGAAGGTACTGGCAAAACGATTCCACTTTAACACCAGTGTTTTCAGGGAATTATTGCTGCGCTATAAAAACACCGGACAAGATGTTTACTTTGATATCCAGATAACCAATGAAGACCCTACGTCAGAAGTGGGCAGACAGACTATAATCTTAAAAGACTGCAACATGGATGAGGGTCTATTGAAAGTTTGACGCAGACGGCGAAATCTTGGACGAGGACATGGACTTTACCTTCGAGGATTTTGAGATGCCGGAAAAATTCAAAATGCTTATCGGTATGAGATAAGAAAATAAGGAGGGTCTTATGAGTGATTTATCCGCCTTCTTTGCGGAAAATACAGAGTGGGCTAAGAATCAGGATATTATTGTTTCAAAAAGATTTAAAGACGAACACGGAGAGCCTATAAAATGGATTGTGCGCTGTATTACATCCGAGGAGGACGAAGCGTTAAGGAAATCCTGCCTAGCGAATACCGATACCCGGTAAACGGGGGCAATTTACCATGGAAACGGATTACACTGTTTACGTTGGTAAGTTAGCGGCAATGTACAGTATATCCTAATTTAAAAGACGCAGAATTACAGAACAAATGGGGTAATGGGGGAAGAGGCGTTAATAAAGAAAATGCTTCTACCAGGGGAATATGCCGATTACCTGGGTAAAATTCAGGAAATAAACGGTTTCGATATTTCTTTTGAAGATAAGAAGGATGAAGCAAAAAACTAATAACCGAAGGTGATACAGAGGCAAATATAGTCTATTATTGCCTTCATAATTTTAACTGGGAGCCGGATAAGTTCCTGAACCTGCCGATTAATCAGCGGGCATTTGTAGTCGCCGCTATTGAGGTTAAGGTGGAAGCTGAAAAGAAAAAGGAAAAAGAGCTTGAAAATCTGAGGAAAAGAAGCGGGAGGAGATAAATGGCTACTATACAAACATCCCTGCAATTAACAGACGGGATGAGTCCTTCCCTCAAAAGGATTAACCAGTCTTTAAACACCGTTTCAGACAATTAACGCAGTTGAAACCGCCTCATCACATCCGATTAATGTTTCGGATGTTTATGCGGCGACAGATGGATATGAGCAATTATCTTTGACGCTTAATTCCGTAGAGAGCGGCATAATAACAGCAGAGCAAGCTCAGAAACGGTTCAACGCTGACGCAAGAAATAATGATGCGGCAAACGCCTTTGAACAGATTTATCAAAAAATCAAAAAAGCCGGTGAACAGCAGCAGCACTTTAATGATGAAATGAATAACGGCTCCTTTCGCCGATATTCTGGGGCAGAATTAAAAAAGGCATTGGAGCATTTGTCGGGATAACAGCGGTTAAAAAAGGTGCCGGAATAATAGGCGACTGGCTTGGCATAGCCGATGCCGGGGATTTAGCCGAAAGACAACTTAGAGTTGTTATGCAGAACATGGGAGCGGCAGCGTCCGAGTTTGAAGCTGTAAAAAAAGAAGCTGAACAATTACAGTCTAAAACAACCTACGGTGCGGATATTTTAATCGCAGGAGCCGGAGAGCTTGCGTCATATCTGGAATCGGGTGATGCGATTAAATCCTTTATGGGAACCTTAACCGATTACGCGGCCGGCATGGGCGGCATTGATATCAGCCAAAATCAGATGGTAGAGTATGCAACTCAGCTGGGCAAGGCTCTGGACGGCCAGTTTGACGGGCTTGCCAAAAAGGGATGCTGTGTCCGATGCCCAAAAGGAGATAATCAAAAACGGTACTGAAATGGAGCGTGTGGCGGTTATTTCCGATATAATTGCCCAGTCATGGGACGGGTTAAGTCAATCCCTTACAAATACGCCCAGAGGACAAATAATCCAGATGGCTAACGACTTTGACGATATAAAGCAAAGGGTGGCTAAAGAACTTTATCCGGCTGTAATGACTTTCTTCGGAGGATTAAGGGCAAATCTTCCAAACATAGAGCAAATGCTCATGGGTATGGCGTTGGCTCTGTCTCCCTTAATAGCCTGGCTTGGCGCAGAAGGTATACCGATGGTGACAAATGCGGCCTCTGTTTTATTTAATACAGTAAGTGCCATCGGGACGTTTATAGCGGATAACTGGGGTATTATCGAGCCTATTATATGGGGAATAGTCGGTGCGCTGGTTGTTTATAACGCTACCATGGGTGTGAAGTGGGTACTCACTCTCAAAAGTGCGGCAGTAACAGCGGGGGAAACCATCTGCAAATGGAAACGCAGCGGCGACATTCGCCCAAACAGTAGCCCAGAAGGGAAAACGCCGCGCTTTACGCCTGCCCATTGGTCTGGATAATCATTCTCATAATAGCTTTTGTCGCAGCTATATATGTAGCTGTGGGTGTGATAAACCGCTTTGCCGGGACGTCTTTAAGCGCGACTGGTCTGATTGCCGGAGCTTTTGCGGCACTTGGAGCGCACATATATAATCAAATTGTGGTCATTCAAAATATAATTGCGGTCTTTGTTAACTTTTTCGCAAACGTATTTAATGACCCTGTAGCGGCCGTTAAAGCTCTTTTTTATGATTTAGCGCATACAGTTATTGGATATATCACAAATATGGCAAAGGCTATTGAAAGTGTAATCAACAAAATACCGGGAGTTAAGGTTAATATTACATCGGGATGACAACGCTTACAATTGGCTGGAAAATGCATCGAGAAGGGTGAAGGACGATCGGCTTGGTAGAAGTCGTCAGAAGATGGGAGTACCTTGACTATGGCGATGCAGCCGCAGTGGGTTATAATTTTGGTTCCGGCCTTGCGGACAGATTTAACGGCATAGTAGAAGGGTTTGAAATGGAGGGATTGCTTAACGGCGGTTTAGTCCCGGATTATTCTTTTGATTATAGCGCAGAACCCGTAAATAATACGGGAATTCGATACTGCCGAAAATACAGCCGCAATCCGCGATGCAATGGAAATAACAAATGAAGACTTAAAATATATAAGAGACCTTGCCGAGCGGGAAGCTATTAACAAATTTACAACCGCCGAGATAAAGGTCGTTTACAAACCATAATAACATAGATTCTGATTTTGACGTAAGGAATTTAGGAAGATACTTACGCACAATCCTTGAAGAAGAAATGATGGCGGCAGCGGAAGGGGTACATTTTTAATGGCATATCTTTTTTATATGAAAGGAGTTCCCCTTCCGGTTACTCCCGGAAAAATAAGTAAGATGCGCCGGGCAGAACAGAGCCGTAAACTTAATTAACGGCGGTGAGATAAATCTGTTAAAAGACAGCAGACTAAAAATAATCAGTTTTGAACTTGCTGCCCGTACTCACAAAATATCCTTTTGCATTTTATGAAAATGGCGTTTTTAAAGAGGCTGTTTTTTTTATTAACCATTTTGAGGAGCTAATGACCGAAAAGAAACCCTTTTCCTTTAAAATCCTGCGGGATAAACCAGGGGTAAGGCAAGGGGAACGCGAAAGACTTGGAGGAGAACTGTTTGACAGACTTTATAGCTCCACAGCCTCTGTCAAGCCCTGGGTAGCATAATGATGATATCAACGTAAGCCTTGAGAATTTCACAATTAAAGAGGATTCTTTAAACGGATTTGATATAGTCGTTTCAATAGAGCTTAAGGAATACAGGAAATACGGGCTAATACGCCTTTTGCCCCCTGAAAAATCCGAAGAGATTGTTGTAGTTGAAGAAACGCCGCGTGAAGAGACAAAAGAACCCGCAAAGACTTACACAGTAAAGCCCGGAGATAACCTTTCCGCCATTGCCGCAAAAGAACTTGGAGACAGCAGTAAATGGAAAACGATTTATGAGCTTAACAAAGATGTTATTGAGCAAACTGCCAAGAAATACGGTTATTTATCATCCTCTAACGGGTGGTGGATTTTTCCGGGATGTGAACTTAGGTTGAATTAAAGTCGGGGGAGTAATAAGTGGACATTATTGATATCGCCGCAAGTCAGGTGGGGATTACCCAAGCGAGCGGAGCGCATCATATACAATGATTATGTGGGTTTCGGATTCTACAGTCCCTGGTGTCACGCTTTTGTTTCCTGGTGCGCCAATCAGGCCGGATACGGAACTGATGTGTTCCCGAAAACAATCTTGCTACATGGGGATTGAATGGTTCAGAAGCAGGGGACGTTACAAGCTCAGTGGCAGTTACACCCCGAAAAGGGGCGATGTAATCTATTGGGGTTCCAATCATGTGGATTGTTGAAAATTGCTCCGGGGGGACGGTGCGTACTATCGAGGGTAATACCGGAGCCAGCGTAGTGGCAAGAAATACCTTCTCGCTGACAGGCGGTGGTATTACGGGATACGGAGTACCCGATTACGGTTCTGCACCCAGTGCGGGTGGTGGTGGTTTGGGCGGTCAAAGGCAAGAATATGATCCCGCTAATGAATTGGCGGCCTTAAATAATTTCCTTGAAAGGATTAGTGAAAACACGGATAAACCGCCTGAAATAATAGACAGAGACTTTGAAACCGATACGGATATACCTGATCAACCTGAAAGTAATTATTAACGGCCATAGCTCAAACGCAACTCAAATACCGGTAGGACGACTTGCAAGTTATTTATGAAAGGGTTGGCGTTCCGGGAAAGCTGACCCTTATCCTTCTATGACCCCGAAAATCCCATTGAGGAAGGCGATAGAATATCCGTCCGTATTGATGATGAAATACTGTTTGTTGGTTATGTATTCACAAGGCAGATGGATAAGGACGAGATATTTTCGGTAACGGCATATAATCAGATACGTTATCTGAAAAATAAGGACACCCGTATTTACAAGAATTTGACAGCGGCAGAGGTTATAAAGTCGATAGCGTCAGATTTCAACCTTGTAACCGGTGACATAGACGATACCGGCTTTAAACTAAGCCGCATTGAATCGAACTACCCTTCTTGATATCATCCTTAATGCCCTTGATGAAACCTTTGATTCAACTGGGGAGATTTATACTTTCTTTGATAAAGAGGGAAGACTTTCTTTAAAAAATGTAAAGGATATGCGTGTTGAAACAGGACTTATAAGCGGAAATACAATGCAGAATTATTCATATAAGACCACAATTGATTCCGATGTTTACAACCAGGTTAAACTTGTTTACGGCAATGAGGAAACGGGCAGTTATGATGTCTACATCCAAAAGGATTCCGACAGCATACGCAAATGGGGGGTATTGCAATATTCAGACGCAATCCGGCATCCGGATTTAGGGAAGGTGAAATCTGAGGTTTTACTTCGCACATCCAACAGGCTGAAGCGAACACTCACCGTTGAGAAGGTTATCGGAAATACTGACATAATTGCGGGATGCCTTGCTCCGGTTATTCTTGAGTTGCAGGATTTTAAAATAACTAACTTTATGATGGTAGAAAAAGTTACTCATTATATTAAAAATAAGGAATACTTTATGGATTTGATAGTGTCGGGAGGGGATTTTGTTGTCTAGCATTTGTCAGATTATAAAACTGATAGCTGCAGAGGCCAACGATGCACACGCCCCCGCAGATATTGTACTTGGTACCGCAATAAGTGTAAATCCTCTTAAAATTCAAATAGACCAAAAGATAATACTGGAGGAAGAATTTATAACAGTACCTGAGAAACTTACCGATTACGAGATGGAGATTAGTTTTACTGATGGTTCAATCATCCAAGGGATTGATATCAGGCCGGAATGCGGTGAGTCATGCGAACCTTGCGAATCTTGTGAGCCTTGGGAGAGGCAGGAAATACGTCTTGACCCTCCCGTTAAACATAAAGTTATTATTCACAACGCTATTAAGCAAGGTAGTTTTAATACTGATAAGACAGGCGGGTGGGCAGCATTACTATGTCATGGACAGAAAGAGGGTGGTCGGATGATACCTCAGAGCGATTTTAGTTACATAGCACCCAAGATTAAATATAAAGAAATGCCCGGGCTTACTTACCGGCTAGATATTGACAACAAAAGATTTTCCGGCGATTGCGATGGTATCGAAGCGGTTAAACAGGCGGTTTATAAAGCTCTTGCCACTGAAAGATATAAATATCCTATATATTCATGGAATTATGGGGCGGAACTGGAAAACCTGTTCGGCAAGCCCATTAGTTACGCTGTTTCAGAGATTCCAAAGCGGATAAAAGACGCTCTTATCCGGGACGACAGAATAGAAAATTAAGGATTTTGACTTTGAGAGAAACACCAATACAATTACAGGGCTTAGAAATGTTCTGAGCGTGACCTTTACTGTCGTGTCTATATTCGGAGATTTTAAGGGGGTAGTGGATATAAATGTTTGAAAAGTTTAAATTTAAATATTTGATGGAAATTATGCTTAACGATATCCCGAAAAAATTCGATAAGCGGGAAGGTTCCGTTATATATGACCCCTTGGCTGCAGTGGCGTTGGAGTTTGAAAGATTCTACATATATCTTGATATGATACTGAATGAATCTTTTGCTGATACGGCGACTTATCATTATTTGGCTAAACGTCGCTGAAAGGGGTCTTGCCCCAAGGTTGGCAACGAATGCCGTTCTAAAAAGAGTTTAAACCTGCAAGTTTAATTATCCCAAGAGGGACAAGGTTTAGCCTTGGCATTTTAAATTATGCGATAGAAGAGCAAATCTGACGGTATTTACAGGATTATTTGTGAAACGGCAGGAACCGCAGGGAATAAACATTTTGGGAAAATAATGCCCGTTAACTACGTTGATGGTTTACAGTATGGTGAAATTACGGAACTATATTCCGGCTGAAGATGACGAGGGGGTGGATGCTTTCAGGCTGAGATATTTTATGTCTTTTGGCAATGATCTATGGCGGTAACATTGCCGACTATCAAGAGAGAAGCAGGGCGATTCATTGTGGGAGACGTAAAAGTTTATCCCGTGTGGAACGGGGGCGGTACCGTTAAACTTGTGATAATAGACAGCGAGTACAATGTACCATCCGAGGTAGATAGAAAATGCTAAACACAAGACCCCCAAGAAGATGGCGAGGGCTACGGGCTTGCGCCGGTCGGTCATATAGTAACGGTTGAGGGTGTAAGTACCATTAAGATAAATAGAGTTTGAGCTTGTATTGATGGAAGGTTTAGTTTGGGATGATTTACGAGCAAGCCGAAGAAGTGATTGACGAATTTCAAGGAATGCAAAGAGTTGGGCGCAAAGCTCTTTTCTTGTGGTCAGATTGAGTCAGGTGGAATCAAGAGGTACAGATTCCCGGCGTTGTAGGTAATGAGGATTAAACTTAATTCACTCTCCGAGAATCTGATTCTTGATCCTGACAGTATTGCGGTTAGGGGGCAAATATATGCCCTTAATTGATTACCTCCCCTCTGTAGTAGAGGATACGGAAATAAAGATGGTTCTCGAAGCCATTGTCGATACTAACAGCCGTTTTTAAGACCAGAGAGGGTTTTGGATAACCAGTTTATCCTTGATATGGACGAATACGGAGCCGGACGCTGGGAGCGGAATCTTAAGATAACTACAAAATCCGACTCTACAAGCAAGGCAAATGAGGATCCTTGAAAGGATTAATGAGAGCAGACCGTATACTATGAGGATGCTGAGAAAACTGTTGTCATTGATGACAAATTATTACAGCATTACACTACTAAATGATATATACCATTTGGACGTAAAGTTTGAATCAGGGGAAACAGGGTATTGGAGCGTAAAAGATATAGCGCAGGATAGTACCGGCGAACTTGACTATAAGTTTGACAGTCGAATATCCGCTGCCCCCGATATGCCTATGCGTCAGGCAGTAAAAGCGGTATGGTTAGAAAAATCCCCGTCAGGTGGGATTTGTTCTTTGATAAAAAGATAGACGGTGGGGGTTATCCTGTCGGTGTTAAGAGTGGTATGGTTAGAAAAATTCCCGTCAGGTGGGATTTGTTCTTTGATAAAAAGATAGACGGTGGGGGTTATCCTGTCGGTGTTAAGAGTGGTATGGTTAGAAAAATTCCCGTTGAATGGGATTCATTCTTTGATAAAGGAAACAGGCGAAAGTCATTCAGGAGGAAACACAAGTGTTTATCTGAAAATTCAATTATGTTAGGGCAATCAAACAGCCCACAAGGTAAGGAGGGATTACTTGAACTGGAAAACTACATTTACAGACCGGGGTTTGGCAATACTTGCGGGTGCGCCGGGCGGCAGAGCCTTTTTTTCCGCTTGGGCGGGGACAGGTGTTATACCTGATGAGCATTTGGGGGAACAAACAGCCTTGATGAACCCTAAACAACAATTAGCAATAATTGAGGACGGGACTAATGACAACAAAAGATTTTTAAGGCTGCAGGTTATAAATGATAATATTATGGAAGCTTATTCAATTAATCAGATTGGTATTTTTGTAAGTATTGACGGCAAAGAGCCGGTGCTTTATTTTATCGCCCAGAGCGAGAGCGGGAATGATATTCCGTCTAATGTTGAGAAAGGTTTTATTGCTGAGTATTTAATCACTCTGGTGTTTTCTTCCAATATGGATGTTGTATACGATACATCTGTTCAAGGATTCATAACCGCCGATGCTCTTGAGGCAAGATTCAAATTTCAGGGTGAGTTTAGATTATGAGCGTCCTAACGTTACCCGCAGGTATCACAGGAAATGGGGAAAATTCATGGACGGCAAAAGGCTCAGGTCATTTTGAAATAATTATTCCGCCGTCACAGCATAATTGCGGGGTAGACTTTAAAGTAACGATAATTCCGAAAAATGTTATTACCGTCAGCGATGAAGATTACGAGCTGGAGGTTACAAGTTATTCAATAGCTGATAACGGTCAAATAATAATTACATCAAACACAAGTTCCGCATTTAGTTTATATGTGGAAAGAGAGGGATGTATTCAGTTTTTGAATAATTGCCTTTAATGAGGGGGGGTTTATGGGTAAGCAATTAAAAGAGGGATTGAGGTTGAATTCCTATCAAAAAACAGAAATACTTTTGCGTAATTACTTATCGTACAAGGAAGCTATTAAGGAAAAAGAGCTTGCGATTGAAGAAATACAAAGAGACGGCACTTTGTTTAATGGTAAGAGCTTGCTGTTAATTAGTAATCAGGGCGAGAGCATAATCGAGAGAGTTAGTAGAGCGTACTTTAGCTCATCTTAAGAGCAATATAGCAATAACTAAACTTTACGTCACTCTCATTGAAAAGGCAATGGATAGTATTGCGGATGATCAATATTATAAGATGATAACCCTCTATTACTTTGATGATAAGAACCACGCTGAAATCGCAAATATTCATTATGTTGATTCATCAACGGTATCGCGGCAAATAAGGCGGCTCGTTGAGAAACTTGCAATGAGACTGTTTTGTAATGAAACAATAATGGAGTTAATATCAGAAAGGGGTTAGAAAATGGATGCTGATCGCATTATAACGGAAGTAATACAAAATACACATAACGAATTTCTTTTATTTTTCGTGCTTATCATTGTCGCCATGGTAATTTGTATATTACCTCTTTACGCAATGGTAGTAAAAGAGCGGAAAGCCAAGCATAAGCAGGATACAGAGAGGGAAAGACAAATCCTTGCGGTAATCAAGGAGAACAGCACGGTTATAGCAGGGTTAAAAGTTACCCTTGATCAAAGCGGTGCCTCTGTTAACTCGACAGTAGAGCGCATACATAAACGTATAGACGACCTGAACACAAAGACGGCTACTGGCAACAGCGAATTAGCGCAAATGAAAACGCTGTTGGATATGTCTATAGGCAATCAAAAGGATATTCTTAATAAAATTCAAAAAACATTGCTTATAGTGGATAGTATGCCCAATACCAGTACCTTTTCAACACAGAACAGCGGAGGCTCATCATGAAAGCGGCTCAACAGTTGCTTTTAAACCTTGCGAACCTGTTCAAAGTAAAAACAATTGTTACATTGGCGGTGGTTTTCGTTTTCTGCTTCAAGACTTTACATGACTTGGAGTTAAGTAACGAGTTTGTAATGATTGCTACGGCAGTAATTACTTATTATTTTACAAAAAATGATAATGATAAACCTTTAATAAACAGAGAGGATGATTTAAGTGAGTAAAAAAGTGATATGTCTTGATGCAGGGCATGGCGGCAGTGACCCGGGGGCGGTTGCCAACGGTTTAAAGGAGTCAGTCGTAGCCTTTGAGGTTGTAAATTTCTTAAAAAAACGGTTGGAGAGAGCGGGTGTAGAAGTTGTTTTATCACGTCCTAACGCAGAGAATAACCCCGGAATTAACGAGCGTTGGCAGTTTGCCAATGGAAGCCGTGCGGACTATTTCTTATCAATCCATGTAAACGCCGGAGGCGGCACGGGCGCAGAAACCTTCTTTTACAGGGCAAGTACAGACCGTAGTCGCCGTTCAGAAGCGTTTTCCCGTGCTGTTAATGATAACTATGCCCACAAAATGGGTTTGCGTAACAGAGGTGTAAAGCCGGATACGCAAACACATATAGGGAATTGGCGATACGGCATACGCAGATGCCCGCCGCATTAATAGAACTTGCGTTTATAGATAGTCCGCCTGATAATCCTGATGTATTTATCCTTCAAAATAGGCGTATCGAAATAGCGGAGGCATTAGCGACAGGTATTTTATGTTATTTTAAGATTGATGAAGAACCAGCGCAATTGCCGGATATACCAGCTGCACCAAAAGTTACCCTTGATATTTTGGGCAATGTAACTGAAATAAGCGGCTATATTGAAAACGGCGCAACTTGGGTTAGACTGACAGAGTTTAGCCGGGAGTTAGGTTTTTTAGCATCATGGGAAGGACAGACGTATCCCTGTAATTAGCGGGGAAACGGGGACTTCGCACACCCTTGACGACATAGATGAAGCGCAATTAATGGAGGGTGCGGAAGATGTTGCGATGCTAAAGCAAATCGTACACTTTGAGGCGCGAGGCGAGGATGAGAAGGGGCAAATATTAGTAGTTAATGTAATCCGAAACCGCTTAAATAGTCCGCGCTTCCCTGATATATTAAAGGATGTTATTTACGCACCTGGTGCGTTTGCGCCGACTACTCGCCCTGATTTTGGTACAGCCATACCGACTGCTTTGACCGCTGAGGCTGTTAACAAAGCCCTGAATGGCGTAGATTATTCTCAGGGAGCTACATATTTTCATAGCTTATCAGGGATAACGCCGGAAGTATGGCATGAAAGGGCGGTAAGTGACGGTAGGTTGAAACAACTTTTTGATCATGGAAATCATCGATTTTATATTGATGCATAGGATAAAATCCGTTCGTTTTTTGAACGATTTTATATATTAGGCAACTTCTAAAAATTTAAAAAATTCCTTACTTATCAGGGATGTCGGGTTTTTAGAAGTTGCCGTAGGAAATAGGGCAAAAAATAAAAAAAATAAAAAATAATCATTATTAAGGAGGGATTACTTGGAGAGTTTTATTGCATGGATTGGGGGGAAACGGTTGCTAAGAAAAGAAATTTGCAGTCGTTTCCCCGAAGGGTTTAAGAAGTACATAGAAGTATGGCGGTGCGGCGTGGGTGCTGTTTCATAAAGATAAACACGCTGAAATGGAGATATACAATGATATAAACGGTAATCTTGTGAATCTGTTTAAATGCGCTAAGTATCATCCTAACGCTATTTCAGAGGAACTGGAACTTGTGATTAACTCGCGGGAGTATTTCTTAGATTTTATAAGTCTATATAATAACTCCGCTTTGACTGAGATACAACGGGCATCTATGTATTTTTATTTGATAAAGGCAAGTTATGGCTCAAAAGTTACGCATTTTGGAGCAAACTTCAAGGATACAACAAATGCTCAATATTTAAAGAAAGTTAAAGAACGATTAAAGTCAGTTGTAATTGAAAACAAAAGCTTTGATAAAGATTCTGCAACATGACGCACAGGACAGTCTTTTTTATTGCGATCCACCCTACTACGGAGCGGAGTCGTTCTATGCTGCCGGTGGAGCATCTTTTGATGAGGAACAGCATCTGAAACTAAATTCTATACTGAAAGAGATTAAAGGTAAGGCTATTATTTCATATAATGATTCTGATTTTATCAGAGAATTATACAGGGATTTTTCAATTGAAGAAACCGAAAGGAGTAATAATCTTGCATTAAGATATGGAAAAAATAAGCAGTATAAAGAATTAATAATTAGGAATTATTAAAATTTTTTATCTAACACATTACCCATTCAGTAAATATCTAACTGTTTAGGTGATAATACACCCAATAATGTTATCATTATCCCATTAGACTATGGGGTGAATAACATGATTAAAATACGTCTATCGGGTATTTTGGGGGAGTTGCGAATGACGCAGTCTGAGCTGGCAAAAAAGACCGGTATCAGACCGGCAACTATTAATGAGATGTATCATGAGTTGATAGAACGGGTAAATCTTGATTATTTGAGCAGAATATGTGAAGTCTTGAATTGTGAAATTGAGGATTTACTTGTATATGTTCCTAATAGAAGCCAAAGGAACTGGGAGAAGGATTCAGAGCATCCAATCTAAATCTTTAACCAACATTTAACCACGCTTAAACTCATTTGAAATTGTGGCGCAATGTTGTTAGATTATGCGAAAAAAGAAGCGGGGTAATAACTATTATCTGCGTTTCTTTTTGAATTTCTGTGATATTTTCGTTGGAGTTTTCATTGCAATGTGATTTGACATTCTTTAGTGAGGAATTTGCCTATCTTCAAGGCGGCTTACAGAGGGCGTAGAGCAGGATTATGAAAAGGCTGTATACTGGTACACGAAAGCGGCAGAGCAGGGGGACGCTACGGCACAAGGCAACTTAGGAAGACGTTATTATAACGGTGAGGGCGTAGAGCAGGATTATGAAAAGGCTGTATACTGGTACACGAAAGCGGCAGAGCAGGGGGACGCTACGGCACAAAACAACTTAGGAATACGTTATCTTAATGGTGAGGGCGTAGAGCAGGATTATGAAAAGGCTGTATACTGGTACGC